TCTTCCGATCTAGGCCTAGTTCCGGGGCGTAAACTTTCATGTAATCCTCGATTACCGCTTCTAGTGACGTTACCTGCTCGGCGTAGAAATTACCGTTGTCCGTGGGATCGGAATACAGCGGATAGATCACGGGCTTAAACTCCAGCTGGCCGGCCGCCGTACGTTGTACCCGGGTGGTTTGGCTGGTATGGAGCTTGGCTACGTACATGGCGAGCCATACCCGGATATAATCAATCAGCTTGATCCGGAGCGGATCATCCACGCCGGTTCTTAAGGTGTCTTTTAAGCTCTTGTCAAGAGTGGTCCCGATCCAGCGGCATAGCTTCATCTCCAGTGTATCGAGTAGGGGACGGAACTTTTCGAAGGTCAACCGGGAATAATCGATATTCACCTTACCGTAATCTTGGAACTCCCGGGCGGAATTAAGGTAGTGGCCGTTGGCTTGGTTCTTGTAATAGCGGCTTTCTTTCCATTCCGGATAGTCGTTCTCGTGGCTTCCGAGATGCTCCAGTAGCTTATCCAAGTTATTCCATCCCCGTTCCTGCATGCTCTCTTCCGATCGGGCGATCTTTTGATCGCTGGCTACGGTGAACTTATCGTTCCGGCTTACCGTATGCCCGCTGTCACCGATCAAGACCCCTAGCTCCGGACTGGCTAGCGCTACGGCCAATGGTCCCAGTGTCCGGCTGGCGAGCATCTTGATCGTAAGGATATCTTCCGTTAACGGCTCTCGATACAGCCGATCGACCAAGGCTTCCCCGAGGTAGGGGACGATATATCGATCGAAAGCGTCTTGAAGATAAGGCTCCAATATCTCGAACTTAAATGAGGCGTTTACCTTGACGGTATGCCTCAAATCATCTATCGTTTGTAGGAATGGCTGTGTCATGATTATACTTTTTCGTTACCGATACTCTTTTCCGATCCCGTGTTCTTATCGAGTGTCGTTAGCATGATATTGGGTATCACGAACTCGATGTCTTTTCCCCATCCGTTGATCTCCCGGGCTAGGTATAGTGGGAGAACCATCATGTCCCGGAGCGGCTTGAACAGTACTTGGGCGATAATGAATAACTCCCGGGCCTCGGTACCGTTGATGTTCTTCGATTTCCCGGGCGACGCTCCTTTCAAGGACGGATGTACGCCCATCGTGTTACAGATCACGTTTGTCGCTTCCTCCGAGTCCTCTATATACTCACCGCCCTTGATAAATGATTCCAAGGGCTTGATGATGATATCGTTCTCCTCGTATTTATTGATCTGATCATACCGGAAATGGGATACGAAGCTCTTGCCGGCGTTCTCCTCTCCGGAAAGGAAGTCGTTCAGTTGTTGTAGGAAAGCGTTCTTGCGCTCGTTCCGTTTCTTCTTGTCATCCTTGGGGATACCTTCCGAGTCGTAAAGCTTGTCCCAAAATTTCATGTTGATGGAGACGTGATATTTCAAGACCATCTGGTTTTTCAGCAACGCCTTCTTGAATTTCGGGATGGCGCAACTGAACTCGTACCAATCGAGGAAGATGGACCACCAATAAGGGCGGTTGTAATAAAAACGCCCCGGTACCGGCATATTGAGGCTTAACGTATAGCCATTCTCTTCCTCGTCCTTTTTCTCTCCGGTCTCCGGATCGGGTACGAGCCCGGTACGGACCTTGAGATCGTAAAGCGGGCTTCGGCGGTCTAGCAATCTCGTTACGATCATGTCGTCCGGAAATGATTCCTCTCCCCATTGCGAGGAATAACCATGATACTCGATGCGTTTCGTCTTCTCGTCTTGCTCGCTGATCCGGGAAAAGCACATCTCCCGGTGCCAGATCTGGACTACCTTCGGTCTCTCTCCGGCCTTCCGTTTGCCAAAAGCCAGATAGACGAAAGAGTCGGAGAATACGACCAGATCGTTGGCCAGCTCGGACATTACCCGTAAGTAGTTGCTATCCGATATGAACTGGAATATCTCCGGAGCCTCTTCCGGGGTAAGTTCCTCCAGCTCGATCTTTTGGGTCTCCGGATTCTTCACCCTCCGGCAGACCATCAACCCATCGCCGTAGGCCATGTTCGCCTTGAACTCGATATTGCTGCCTACGATCGTGTTGTCGGCGATCTTTTTCATGATCCTTACGGGCAACTTGTCTTGGTGACCGAACGGGACAAACCTGACCTCTTTCTTGACGGAAGATCCTTTGGCCGGGGTAATGACCGTGGCCGTGAATTTTTTATCCTCCAGAAAACCTACGTCCTCGGTCATGACCACCGCCGCTTTTGCTCCGGGGAGGAAAGCGGTGTCACCCATTAGAAATACGTTCTTGCGTCCCATTATGCGTATATTTTTTTACCGTTAATCCGGATGATCATGCAACGGATGAACTTCCGGGGGAACCGTTCGCCCCGAATCCGGATGTTTACCGTACTTCCCTTGGCGTGGATCGAGCTGAAGTAGGCTACCTCATAATCCTCGATCGAGCCGGGAGAGCCATTTCCCTCCCGGCTTTCATTCAACCGCACGTACGAGAACGAGAACATCTTGTATCGTCCCCGGTCATCCTTTTGCTGCATGACAGCCCAGACATCACTTTGTTTTATCCTTTTTCCCATATCTCCATCTTAAAAAGATTACCAAGGCCAGAACCATCGTTACGCCGAGCGCCCACCACCCGAGGGCGTTCTTGCCGACATCGGAGTTGAGCTCGGTATCTCCGGACCGCTCTTCCTCATGGCTGGCTTCCGACCGGGCGAAAACGCTCTCGTTCTCCTCTTTCTTTTGGCTTTCCGCTTCTTCTTTTCGCTCGTTCTCATGTTCCTCGCCTTCGAGTGTCGTTTCCGCCTTGACCGGGTATCGGCCGTTTTCGTCCGGCTGTCGCTCAAGGTCGAATTCCCTTCGTATGATCCGGATGTTTCTCCACCGATCTCGCGTGGTGTTGGAACTGGCAAGCCGTACATCCATAGAGGTATCCAAGCTCTCCAATACCTGTCGCTCTTGATCTCTGTAATGGCTATGATCAGAAGCGCTACGACGCACGGAGCAGCTAGCGCAAAGAGCCACCATTCCGGCCAAGACACACAATCTCTTATAAAGTCCATATTCCATGATTCGCTATCCAAAAGGGAGTTCGCATAAACAATACCACTCTCACATCAGTTCCCAGCCGGCCTCGATATCTTCCATAGGGATACGCTCGCCGTTCTCCATGTAGCACATGGCATCCACTATGGCGCACATCGTTCCCTTGTCCGACAGGTCTAGCCGGCAACAGTCCGGCATTTGCATCTCCCGGCATACCCATCGTACGTAAGCCGCCGTGTCATTCTCATTGCGGGGTGCCCATCGTTCTATCAGTTCCTTTATGGAACGTAGGTTATACGATCGCTGGTATTTTAGTAAGAGCTTCATCATGGCCCGTACCCCATGCGGTATATCCTCGAATTCCTCGAAAGCGTTGTCCTTTTTATCGGCTTTCGATACTTCTCCGGCCCAGTCGTTCCGCTCCGAGTTCCGGATATTACCGGGGTTGTTGTTTCGGATTCCCCTTGGTGTCATTGTCATTTTTACAATCCTCCTTATCTAATTGGTTACTAATATTCTTTCCTAGCTTAGACTCGATCTCTCCTTTGAGCTGTAGTTTAAGCAGCTTTGGAAACATCATGTTCGGCCAGATAATCAATGCGCTACCCAGCATGCTCCACAGCTCGCACACACAGGCTAGGGTACATCCGGCCTTGGTGATTATGGCGTTATCTTGAGTGAATATCCGTTCCGTAACGAATACCACGAGCATGAAACCGAAATAGACGATCACCTTGGCGGGGGTATCTCTTCCGCTTTGTGATAGGAAGAATTTACCTTGCTTCTTTGCCGAGAACATCCCGAATAGCAAGTCGGCCGTAATAGCCACGCCCATAGCGGCGAAAGCGTATTTCACGGGCGAGATAAAATTCAATAAGAATAACATTCCGCTTATTATCCAGCCCCAAGAATGGTTCAATACCATCTGGAGCTTTATCAAGATCCTCTCCACGATCGGGCTAAATACCTGTGATATCATCTCCAAACATTTTTCACAAAGATGCTCGTAATCATACCTTCGGAAAAGGACATGAAAAAGCCCCGCCGGGGATTTCTCCGGGCGGGGCTTGATTGATGTGTTATTCTTCTGGCAATAGTAGCCGAAAGGCTCCGTCAAGTTTCATTTCAGTTCCTCCTTTTCCACTTCTTTGAAGAATGCGGCTATAGAATGATACAGTTCTATTAATTCTTCACGGCTTATATCGCGAATACAGTTCATGCTTTCTCCTATATTTATATCGTAGGAGGCTGTCTCTTTGCCTCTTTTATAGAATGATTTTACACGTGATATATCAACCCTTGTCATTTTCAGCCTCCTTTCTTTCAATAAATTGGTTTATGACAATTCCCATTTCTTTCAAAGAGTCATAGTCTATATCATCCGGAAAACGTTCATCTGTGTATACACCATAATTATAATGGACAGATGAATAGTTACTCCACATCACGCATTCCTGTACTACGCATCTCATCCTCTACCTCCTTTCTTCGCAGAGTTGTAAATGAACCAAGCTACCACCACTAGCGGTAAGAACGCCGGAGACAGCATGGCTAATAAGGCTACTGTGTACATTTTAGCCTCGTAAATGGATTTACAGGAGGCGATACCAAGAGGTAAGAGGTTGTAGACCTTTTGGGCGGTAGCCCAAGAAAAGAAACCCGTTTCGTGGGTGGACGTTGATTGTAGGGTACTATTATTCCCCGGCAAACAAATGTTCGGTTGTTTGAGCATAACTAACATTGTTTGTTTGGGGCAGGAAAAACAAAAAACGGTCTCGCCTGTCCCTTTGCTCTACACCAACCAGGCAGTTACGGCCATTAAGCCATATCAAGGGGGTACGAAACCGCTATATTATATATACGTATAGTATGGACACAAAAAATGCCGATACAAATATGTTCGGCGGTTACCCGCCTGGTCGAAATAGAGCACTGCAAATATGGGGAATTCTCCCCACACTTGCAATACTTTCCCCTGATTATTTCTTTTCTTCCTCAAATTTGATAATCATCTGCTTGTATTCTTTGATCCGCTTTCCTAATTGGGAGAAGCGGCTTTTGGTTTCTTTCTTCTCTGTTTCTTCCAGTTGGAACAGCTCTTGTATTCTCTTATCTGCGTTCGGGTCTGTGGAAAGTTCATTTTTTAGTTTTTCTATTCTAAGTTTTCGATTTGCAGCCTCCTTTAGCTTTGCTTTAACTTGGATGTACTCACCAAAAAGAATTTCGTCAATCGTTTTGTACACCCACACTTCAAACTTAGGACTTAGCCATGCCGCAAATTTTAGGGCAACGCTACGTTCCATCCATGTACCATTGTTGCGACCACCATTTACGACTTTTACTAGTTTCCCTTCAGGTGAAAATTCATTTTCAGACCGCAGATCTGCGGTCTGACAGTAGGCTTGAATGTATGCTTTTGTACTGTCAAGACGCAAAAAGCCAAATACGTCTTTTTCAAAAATCTTTGCCATCTCTGTTGCATTTACCATAACATTTTCATCTGCATTAATATCGAATGCAATTCGATTGTTCTCGAAATTTAATACCTTTGTTGCCATAACCTTAACTTTTTAATTGTTTATGATTGGCGGGGAGGAAAATCCCCGCCTTTTGTTTTTGTACTTATTGCTGATTTATCATTTCCTCCAATAGAACTTCTATTTCCTCTTCTTCCTCTCTTTCAAGTTCTTCCGTAACTTGTGCCCAATAAGCTTCATCATGAAGTCTGTTTTTCTTTGTGTTTAATTCTGTTTCCATATTTTTAAACTGTTTATGATTGGTAATAAATATTAAATATTGTGCAAAGTAAAATATAATATTCTGATTATCAAATGTTTAAATAAATATTTAACATTTTAATCGCAAATATTTAACATTTCGGGCATAAAAAAGCCCCGCCGGGGATACCGACAGGGCATATAATGGGGGAAAGTTTTTGGATGGCAAAGAAAAAGCCGGCTTTTATTGGGCCGGCTGGGGAATATTCCAAAAAGAATTTATCACATGTTCTCTATCCATCGTTTTCCGGATGGTGTATAAGTATACGCTAATATGCCTACGGCAACAATAGCTACAACGGTAAAAAAAACAACTGCTATCTGCATATTATTTATTATTTTAAGATTCTATATCCAATCATCGCAAAGGCAACCGTACCGATGAATCCCATCGCAAAAAGATAATTAGCCATGCTTGGTATCTCATCCTCTATCTCTCGGTTAAGTAATGAGGCTGCTACCCCTAGCACCAAAGCCGCAAAAGTCAACTTGGCCATATCAAAAAAGAACTTGGCGGTTGTTTCCTTTCTTACTTTACTTTTATCTAATTCATTCTTGGTTGCCATGTCGCAAATATGGTGAAAGTTTTTGGGATGGCAAATGTTTAGGGGAAATTTATTTTCCAAACTAAAAAAGAGGATGACCTCTTTTGATCATCCTCCCGTTTTTGTCAATTAACTCTTTGATTTTATATTGGAGCCTCACGGCTGGAATATTAGAACTTAACTTGTCTCATTTTTTCTAATATGGAATTGTAGCGTGATTGTATGAGTGCCTTTTGTTTATCGGAGGCCGTCACGATTCGCCCCTTGTATTTTCTCATCAAAGCCTCGTTGATGCCAATTTCCTTGGCAAATTTGCTGGCGTTGATAAAGGGAAACGCCTCGAAGAAACCGCTTAGGTCGTATCGGTAATCCACGGTATAGCCATCAGCGTACCATGCGGGTTGTTTACCGTGCTTCTCCTCATAATACTCCGCTTGTTCCTCTAGTACGGCGATGAAGTCCTCTTTTGCCTCCTGTTCCGTAAGGCCGTAACCGTATGCTCCGTTAACATCCTCGGAATAGATGGAGATTCCTCCATCGTTTGCCTTCTCGATAATTGCTTCAATCGTTTTCATAAGAACCTTTTTTTATTTAGTCAATTAAAAGCACCCGTCGTTTAGACGGGTGCGGTTCTTTTACTTCTTTAACCCTGCCTTCTTCATCATACTGTCTAGAGTCCCTTTGGGAACTTCTTGTGTCTTATGACGACCGACTGGGATAAAGTAGTCAAAGTCGGGATGGACATATTTGTAATGCCCTTTCCCTTTTTTGATTGTCCAGCCTGCTGACTCAATCAATTTGTAAAACTCTGAGTACTTCATAAAATCAAAGAACGTTTTTAATTGACATTGCAAAAGTAACGATTATGTTCCATGCTCGCAAATAAAGTAATGATAAAAAGAACATATTTGTTCCTTTTTAACAAATTATCCCTTTATATCCTTATATAGCCTTACATCGCTGAGTAAACCCTAACATCCTATAATCACCATATCCCACCTTTGCCCCCGTGATCACGACACAACTATCTATTATTCACTTCAAAACAATCAACAAACAATGGCTACAACTTACAAATTAGTGCAGCGACGGGACATGCACAAGGGAGCGACTGAAGGCGATAAGCTTTATTACGCACAGGCGAAATCTACGGGTACTAGTGATATGGAGCGTCTTTGCTCCATGATTGGTGAGCGTTCTTGCGTATCCAGCGCAGACGTGAAAGCGGTGCTGGACTCGCTTATCTACGTGATGAAGCTGGAGATGTCGGACGGCAAGATCGTGCAGCTGGGTGAGTTCGGTAATTTCCGTATCACGTTCGGTAGTGAGGGGACGAAGGTGGAGAAGGATTTCAACGCCACTAAGATTCGTCGTCCTAAGTACACCTTCTCTCCGGGTAAGGCGCTTCGCTCGCAAGCGAAGGTATTGCGATTCGAGAAGGTAAGCGTGGAAAAAGGCGAAGGAGGAAACGACTCCGAGAGTCCGGACGAGATCTAGGCTAAAAGCACGCATCGTTTGAGGGAGAAGGGCGCATCGTTTTGGAAAAGAGGGTGCGTCCTTTTTTTATGAGGTTAGTATTCAGTATATTTGATAATTTATAAATAGAGAAGGATGGACAATGAGAATTTTAAGATAAGGGCTTACGGATTGCAGGAGCTAGGCATTCAATATTTCCCGAATAGCGCACCAGCTTCGGCCTCGATCCAGCTAAAGAGATGGATTAATCTAAACAAGGCGTTACTTTATGAGATTACCGAAGCCGGGTATCATTCCGGGCAACGCTTACTCACGCCACGGCAAGTACAAATCATAACAGCGCATTTAGGGCCTCCATAACAGGGGCTCTTTTTTTGTCCCCGCATATTTCGCAACGGTTTCTCATTGTTGAAATGTTAATTTATTGATACTTAATAGTTGCGCACCTCTCAAGTAGCGTTTTTTTCTCAAAGCGTGCGAAAGCACCCCGCAGCGCCCTACAAAAAAAATGCGGGCGCAAGTTCAATTTTTCACCTTATCTGCTGCCTCCCTCAGACAGATCACGCATGAAATGCGTCTACAGATTTTTAATGAAGGAAGATGATTCCGGATTCTGCGTACGCAAGTTCAGGCATAAAGAAATTCGCGCCGACAAACAATGTATCCCATGCGTCGGTAATGTGTGTCTTGTACTCATCCGGGTTATCGGGGCTGTCTTCTGTAGCTTCCGGCGATTTGTCTTTCTCGAATCCGTTCTTGCCTACTTTCACCGCTGTTTGTTCCATGGCGAGTTTGAGGAACTCGTTGTTGTATTTATTGAAAACAGGATAAAGGAGTGCCGGATCATGCTTTAAGGCCCGGTCTATTTGCTCGTGCCTCCAGTCGTGGCGGCTTACCTGTCCGATATAGATATCGGTGATATCCCAACCATATTCCTTGAAGATCCGGATGATGGTATCTTGATAGGACTCGGAGTTATTGCCGGTAGTCCACGTGAAGGTCTGGTCATAAAAGAAGATGATATCACGTTTGAGCTTGTATTTGTAGTATTCGCAAACCTGACGAGCCAATTCATCCAGCTTATCGGGGGTCTTGACAAAGAAGCTCTTTAGGGTACGTAATTGATGGCCTTGTACCTGTCCGATACATGCGGTATTGATTGCGGAGTTACTATCGAAACCGATTAGCAATGGAGCGTCCATATCCAGATCCCCATCGGCTAGGCATCCGGCCAGTCGCAGCCGGTTCCAGTCCGCTCCCATGCTACCCATGTAGCGAGTATCGCCGGGGGTATAGAAATGGTAATCGTTCAAGGCCGAATAGAAGCCATTAGCGACACGGAACAGGCGTTCGTTCATGAACGCGGTACGCCATATAAGGGAAGGGACGTTGCGGTACATTTGCCAAATGTAATCCTTGCCTACGACTTCCATGTTATCGAAAATATCATACTCTCCGTAATATACCGTGTACTCCCGGGTCTTGCCACGCATAGGTTTGACAGGTGCTTGATACTTACGGGCCAACATTAAGTCATGGCGTAATTCTTTGTATTTGCGTTGGGTGTATGATGTTTGTTCCGGAAGGCGCTCGGTTAATTTCATTTCCCGGTATAGGTTCCGGATCAAGTTGATATGAACCGGATTCATGTCGTTGATCTTATCCAATATCCAACGTCCGGCTTTTAAGGTTGGCATATCCGTGGAATAGAGAACGGAATGATGCCAAGGGCATTGGTTGAAATCTTGCAAATTTCCCCGATTGGCGGGATCAACCTCGGATTTTATCTTATCGTAGTCTAGGAATTTCGCCTCCGGACCGATTACCCAATCTAAGGACATGGAGTTCGCTGACATCCCTTGACTGAAGGAGAGTACGACCAATACGGTGCCATTCCAGAAATGAATGCAATTGCCCCATGCGGTCTGAAGCGGCGGGCGCTTGGGCTTTCCGAAGTTGGCGGACAGGGGTGCCTTGCGGCCAACAAAGAAATGAATGCCCTCGATATAGCCCCATTCGGCGAGAGCGTGAATAATCGCCGGTAGCGTATTACCCCAAGCCTTGGCATAGGATGGAGAGATTAAAGCCCCGGTAGAACCCGGCATGGACCAAACATTCCGGATGATGAAGCGTGCGTCCAAACCCTCGGATTTACCGGTACCACGGCTACACACCCAATACTCGTCGTGGGCGGCGATCGCCATTCCCATGCGTTGCATCTTATTGAAAAACTTGCGTTGCGCCTCTTTCGCTTTACGGGTGAAAGGTTCAGTCATCAGTGCCATAGTCGTCTGTAATGGGTTCAATATCTACGATATCATGATCTTGCTTGAACAATGCCCGGAATGATTTCCTTTCTTCTTCAAGATTAGGGATAGGCTTGAAATCATCTCCCATTAACGTGACATCATCGGATGGCTCAAAGCAGGGTGGTTCCCAAGCGCTTCGATCAATGTCATCGTCTTCTTTATCGGAGCGGGTGTATTTACCGATCTTGTCCGCGTTGGCGGCGATACCTTTGGGGTCTTTGGCTTCCCGGGCGATGCGGATACCTTCCTTGGCGGCCTCGATCACCATGTAACGATACCAGTTCTTGCCGGCTAACTGTACATTTCCTACGAGTCTCCGGATAGCGGCCAGATCACGGTAAGCGGTGGCTTGTGATACGGGCTCACAACTACCGTCGCAACCGGCCATCAGGAAAGCGATCAGGTCTTTGTCGGCTGTCATGGGGTCTTCCAATAACTTGGAAACACATAACATCCAGCGATCTTTTTGCATAAGCTCCCGGCAGGAGAGAAGGCTTGCCGCTTCTTCATGCCCTTTGAAAAGTACCGTGGCTATCTTGTCGTATGATGTTAGTTCCTTGTTCATTCTTTCTAAATAGGTTATGATAAAGGGGAACAGCCAATACCTTATGGATTGTCTATTCCCCTTCATTATGGAAGCAAGATTTATTTCAAGTTATCCAGTTCCGCCAGCTCACGTTTGTAATAAGCCAAGCGTTGCTCTGCTTTTTGCCGGAGGTTAAGCTTCCCGTTTTTCTCATGTTGGGCGATAGAGGTTTCCGTGCGCCGGATATTCTCCCTCAGTCGTTCGATCCGGTTGGCGATCTGCATACCTTTCAACAATTGATCGGCCGGGAGTTCCTCGGTTTTTTGAACCTCGGTTTTTAACTGGATCTGCTTACCCTCGGCCCAAGCGTCGATCTGGTCCCATAGCTTGGCACGGCGGGTCCAAAGCTCATGCACCTGATCGGCGATCGGCTTGCGTTGCTCCGGAGTAAGGGCCTCGTTCTGCATCTCCGTGAATAAGGCGGCGTACAAGGGGGTGATCTGGCGGACCTCGTCGAAGATCGTACGGATGTTATCCGGAAGGGAGGAGTACGTGGCGATCTTCGCTCCGGGCCGTAACAGGGCGAATTGATCTTGCAGTTCTTGCAACTCTTCCTGCGCTTCCTCCAGCTCGGCTTGCAATTGATCGATCTCTCCGGATTTATCGTCATTGTCTTCCTCCAGCTCGGTGATCTTGTCTTGTAGCTTGAATAGCTCGGATTCTTTCACGAGGATTTCTTTTAAGACTTTATCGCCTTTTAGCTGATCCGCTGTTTTCTCGATCGCCTTTGTTGCCGCGACCGCTGTTTTCAAGAGTATCGAACCCCGTTCGGAGATTGTTATCTGGGGTTGGGCCGACGATAGGCGCGCTACGGTTGTCAACTTATTCACCAATACGGTGAAATGGGAATCGAACTGCGGAACCTCCTTTACCTCGCTAAAGAAAGCGATATACTTCTTTCTCATCTCCTCCGGAGCTAGAGCTTGAAAAAGCGCTAGACCGTCCGCGTATTTACGCTTACGGTCCGCTAACCAGTTTTGTAATGTTATCATTTAAGAACCTCCTTCCGGTGGAGTAGATCGGAAGAGCGTCGTGTAGGGAAAGAG